TCGAAATGAATTGTTACATCAGATTCTACTATTTTTACTGATGGTTTTTGGTCAAATTTACCGCTATTTAAAATTAAAATAGATGTTATTTTACCACCTTCTTGAATACATTTAAAATTGTATGAAGTATCATCTGAATTAATTACAACTACTTTTGGTTTTGAATAATTTTTACCTGGATTTGTGATATTAAAACCATTAACAGTTTTGTCGATAGTATTGTAAATAGGGTCAACAATACACTCGTATTCCTGAGATGGTAATACACCAGTAACGAGAGGTAATTTTTTATAATTTTTTCCGGTATTGGAAATTTTTATGCTGTCAATTTTTCCAATAGCAAAGGAAGAATTGGTTGTGTATGTAATTTGACCAGTACCGTCATACTCGGGAGTATTTGATAAATTGTATACTATTTGTCTATCAGTAACATAAGTTACATTCTTTTCGCCCGATAGTGGATCGTCAATAATTTTTAAGAAAGAATCTTCTGTATTTACATCAGGAGATACTTTAATGAAGTAAAAATAATTATTGAAATTAATTGGTTTTCTTTCTGTAAAATTATTGTTAGCAATATTTGGTCCAAATCCTAATTTTACAGTCAAATAAGATCCGGCATTTCCTGGAGAAACAGTGCTGACAAATTTTTCCTCTGTAAAAATATTATAATTTGAACTTGCCGAGAAATCCAAATATGTGTTAAGCATTGAAAAATGACTAACATCAAATTTGTATTTGTAATACTTTTGTATTTGTACGATTGGATTTGTGATTAAATTAGTTTCATTATTTTTTGAAAACTCTAATTTAAATTGTGGTTCTTCGTTAGATCTTATTGTAACTAATTTTGCTGGAGTGCTAGAATCAAAGAAGCTAGAACTTCTTGAAATTTTTATTGGTGTATTTGTTCCGTAATCATATGAAATAAAAATTTCTTTGTTTTCATTGTTGTATGAAATAATATATGGTTTGTTTATTTCACTACCAAAAGGTCTGTAATTTTCATCAAATCTATAGTTACCTTCAAATAAAGAAACCAACAAACCATTAAAGTGATTTGTTACTTTAGTTCCTTTTTGACCTCTTTGTACAGTAACTGTTTTTGATTGAACATCAACAGACGTAATTTTTACTAATTCTTCTCCTAATGATAATAAATCATTAACAGAAAGATTACTAACATTAGATAATTTTATAACTGAATTGTTGGCAGCAAATCCAACATGATCAACAACAATATAAAGACGTTGCTCATTACCTGAATTTGTTAATCTTCCTAAATCTTCGTCAGCAACAGTTAAAACATCTCCTGGTAAATAACCAGACCCTTTATCTGTAATCGTTACACTACTAACAGGACCATAACCTAAAGCATCAATATTTGATACTTGTATAGTAGCTTTAGCATTATTAGGATTTCCTGGTAAACCAAGACCATCTCTAGATTTTGAAGAATCTTGAAAAATTAATTCAATATTTTGATAATTAGTGGCGAAAGCATAATCAGCACCACTGTTTAATACATCTGCGCTACCAATACCAGTATCAACAATACGAGATGAATGTGATATTGGGTTTAAAATTGCTTTTTGATATAGTCTTTTTCTTACATAATATGTTGTTTCCGTTAAAGTATCATCTGGTAATATATCAACGTTAATTTTATCACCTATAGCAACACCATGATTTTGGTTAGTTTTTAGAATCGCTACGTTATTAGTAATTTCAAAAATATTTAAATTTTCACTTAACGACAATTTACTAATTATTTTTGATCTCGAAGTGTCTCCTAAATTGCTGCTCTTTAAAAAATAATTGTTGTCAATTATAAATTCGCCACTAATCACCTTTATTTTTACTGAATTTTGACGAATAATTCCTTCTAAAATTTCGCCTACTGCTAAATCAGAATTATTTTTTCCTTTACCATCTGTTAATGTTATTGTCGATCCTTTTGTGAAAGTAGAATTTTTATCTAAAATTAAAGTAAGTACTTGAGTTGATGAAGAAATAGGATCTGTTAAATTAAAATTGCCAGAAACATTTCTTAAGACAAAATTGTTATCATTAAATACATCTCCAATCAATACACCATCAGCTTCATTTCCGTCATCTTGAAGTTGTGTTATAATATCGCCTTCAAACAAATATGCTATCTCTTTAGTTTTTATTTGAATTGCTTTTGTTTCTTCTGATTCTAAAGAAACAACATTTTTGCCTTTTACAGAAGAAACGATTGCTTCTGCTCCATCACCATCAGATAAGAAATTATTAATTGATACAAAAGAATTGACTGAAAAATTTTCTAATGAATCGTATACAGTTGCTTTTGATACGTTTCCAGATTTTACATCTTTAATAAAGCCATAAAACTCAACACCATTTTGCTCAAAATCTACAGTTTTTAATCTTTTTACATTTAATGGAATATCATCTTGAGAAATTTCCGAATTGTAATTGGAATCTACTGGCAATGAATAAAAATTATTGCCCAAAACGTATGGGAAAACAGGAGTGTTGTTCGAATCAATAGTTAAGAAATAAGCATATACCCCATTTGGATAATCTGGGGTAACACAAAATCTGCCATTATTTTGATCTAATTCTAATTTACCAGATTGAACACTAGGAGTCCAAACATAATCATCAATAAATGTACCTAATGAATATTCTTCTACAGATGGTCCGTTTGGTCTAGAATTTTTTAAAACATACCCACTAGAAAGTCTTGCTATTTGAGATGTGTTGTTAACTGGATTTGAATATCCATATGGACCATATATTGGATTACCGTCGTAGGCATATCCAATAATTGGTGAGTGTGATAATGGGCTAGTTTGTTGATATAAAGCATTAATGTTGTCGTTAATTCTTTTTCTTAAAACAACTGGATTGGCTACTACACCGTAACCGTATTTTTTTGACGTATCAAAATTTTCAAATACGTAAGAATTATTTGTGTCTAATAAATTTTGTAATTTGTTATATCTATTTTTAACCCATTTTCTAATAGATGCTGTTGCTTGTGTCCCTTTACCTACAGGCTCAACAAAAATTGACACATAGCCACGAGTATAAAATCTACCACCACTAATTCTTTTACATGATTCTATTGTTCCTTCAGTTGATAAAATAGCCTCATATTCGGCAAAATTTCCTTTGCCCAATTCATCAATAATTCTGATAGTGGGTGGAGAAGAGTAATAACGACCAGGGTTATCAACTTTAATACTCGTAATTCTACCATCAGTAACAATAGCAGATAATTTAGCATTTTCACCTGAGGTAATTCTTATTACTGGATCTTCTTCATATACATCGGAAGAAATTAAATCAACACTGCCAACAGTTTGACCAGCCAAAGATGCTAATGCTTTATTTGGTTCTTCGTTAATCAAAACAAAAGGTGGGGCGGTATAACCGTTTCCTTTATTTTCTATTTTAGTAGATACAATATTTCCATATTTGACAAAATCAAAATCTTTATAACCAAATACAGGAGTACCATCAATTAAAATACCTACATCTCTATTTGATGTTTGATATACTTCGGTGGTAGTAATTGGTTGCTTTCTGATTAATTTTAGGTGTTTTTGATCAGCAAGTGGTTCTGTAACTTCAATAGTAAGTAAATCAGAAGCATTTGGGAATGAAGAAGAACAAACGTAGAAATATTGATCATCTTCATAAATTGCTGATACATCAGAATTTAAATTGCCTACTTGAGAATTTACTCCGGGTACAACTGAGTTTACTTTCGTGAAATCTGTGTTTATAAACCATCTGGTGGCATCTGTTGATTGATTATAAACAACAGGATCTCTAGTTTCAAAACCAAGATTTTCTACTTGAATAAAATCTCCTGTTTCTGAGTAAGGTTTTCCTTCTTTTGGCAAAAGATTATATAAAATACCCAATGTAATTAACGAAACGCCAGATCCTGTAATTGTGGAAAAACTATAAACATTTTTTCCAGCAGAATGTAATTGTTGATCAGATCTTTCATCAATTACAAATTGATTTAAATTTTTGTCGGTGTATTTAAAAATTTCTGAACCAATTTGAAGTTTTCCTTGCTTTGGAAAACCTTGTGTTGAAAATACATCAACTCTAAAATTGGTACTACTAGATGGCGAAATATTAGTTCTTAGCGTTGATTTGCCAGCAACTTTGAAATTTCCATTTACCGTAGATGGCTCTAAAACTAATTCGTAAATATCTTCATCGTCAACTCGACCGACATAAGAAACACTGTCAACTACAGCCGAAGCAAATGAAATAGTTTTATCAAACTCGTCTAATGATTGAGTAATAACATTACCGATCAAATTATTAACATTGCCAGAAATAACTTTGACTTTTAACGCATACTTGTTAATCCAATCAGAAGTAGATGATTTTATTGTAAAATCTTTTGGATTATATACAGATACTTCTTCTGTTGGATCTTTTGATACAATAGAATTAAAAATAAATTTAATAGATCTGTCAGTTCCTTTTGATCTATAAAAATTACTAATATTTTTAATTAATGTTCTTTTGTCTACATCTCCTTTCAGATATTTTTCTGGAAATGCTCCTAGATATTCATTTTCAAAATTCTTAACAAAAGCATATAGAAACAGATTACTTATGTTGAGAACATCATCTCCAGCATAATGTGGCGCTGCTTGAGTGGTTACAAATTCAGATGAAGTATATAAATCTCCTAGAGTGTTATTTCCGCTAACTCCTCTAGAAACTTCTAAAAATTGTGTATTAGTTCTTTCTTTATAAAAACAAATTTCGTCACCAATTTTAATATAGCCATTTTCTTCAGGAAAAGAACTAGCATCCTCAACAGTAATTGTAGTGGTATTATTTAATATTGATTGGACAAGAGTTGTTTTTTGATTTAGTAAATTCTTTTCGTAAAAATTGATATCACGATATTTCGTGAGATTCGATAAAATATCTAATGGCTGCCCAACAATCTCCAGCTGTTCGTAATACTTTTCTACGAACTTGGAAAAATTTTCATATTCCGATGATATAAACCCAGGTAATTGGCTTTCAATTAGGGTTGAAATTTTTTTGGTTCTTGTTGACATCTAATTACTCGGGATAAGCAGTAAATTTACTTCTAGCAATATCAACATCTAAGTAAACATTACGTAAAGCATTGATATCATTTGATAATGGATTTGCTCGAATTTCGATACGATTATCATCAAAACTACCTTTTATGATAGTTAAATCGTATAAAAGGACTTCACCTTTTTCATAATTTACGATACCTTGTGAATCATTTAAAATGATTTTGTCACCAGATATAGAATCTAATCTATATAGGATAATTTTGCCATCTCGATCTTCAAAATACACAGTATCATTGGGATATTCGCTAACTACGAACCCACTTGACATAATCGAAGGACCTTCACAATCTCTCTTAAATTGGTTTTGATAACATACCTCATAAAAGAAGGTTGAGTTTAATGAAGGATAAAAATCCTTCCTCATCATGACCGAAGTTTGGTTTGAATTGATTGCTCTATCTGAATCATCAATTACAGAAATAAATTTACTGTATCTAAACTTGCCATTGAATTTTTCTGTATCGGATTGGTTTAGATATTCCTGAAGCCCAGTAATAACTTTGTTACGAATTTCTTCAGGTTTTTGTGTAGTTTTTGATCTAGAATAAAAAACTTTGCTGGTAAGTTCTACATAAACAATCGAAGGATCTTCGATATCTGCTGTCACAGAACCAACCATGTAAGGTTTTAATTTACGAATAATATCTTGCTTTGTTACATTTGAAAGCAATGCCGTATTTTTTGGCTTAATTACAATTTTTACTTTGCCATATTCTGGATTTCTTGCTTCTTCGCCACCATAGGTGATAATATCAGCGACTGCTGGATAAATGTTACGGATGATTGCTGAGTAATCTTCGGCAGTTACTGCTCTATCCTGAGTTCCGAAATATTTTGGAGCATTGAATTTAATTTTGGAAATATTTTCAATTTCTTCTCCGCCGTTTGCTGGAACAGTAATGTTATTAAAAACACTAATATTTACTGGATAATTGCTGCTACCGTTCACATCTTCCAAAACACCAGCAAAAGTAAATGTTCTAGCTCCATTGGTTAGAGAACCATTGGTAATTAAATAACTAACTTCAACAAATTCTCCATTTTGTAATTTTCTTCCTAGAACACCATCCCCAAAGAAAAGCTCATATTTTTCATCTTCAATCTCTTCTACGTAAAAAACTTTAGAATCTTTGTTTACATTCAAGATATTATCAGAATATTCATAAAATTCGAATGATGTGCTGCTTTGTGATTCGAATACTTTAACTCTAATTGACGAAATATCTGCCCCTGGATTTTCAATCACAAATCTTTGTGATTTGAGGGATGTGTTCACTGTATATGAGTTAGTAACTAAACTACCTTCGTAAATAGGAACATCTCTAAACTGTGCTGTCCCATCTACAACAGCAGCTTCTTGATTTTTAATTACAACGTATTGATATAAATTATCATCAAAAATTGTATTGAACCCAGTTCCTTTTCTCAAAAAGGTGACACTAGGAGAAGTTCCTGTGAACTGAACATCAAAATTAATGTATGCTACAGGTGAAGTAATTGACTTTGGTTTATATCCTAGCTGCTTTGCTAATGCTACTACGTTATCTCTCAAGGTAGCAGAAGATAAAAACAGCTCATTTACCACCATATTAGTGTTAAATGCTGTATAATAAGTATTATACGCTAATAAATCAACAAGAACGCTTAGAGTTGAACCCTCAAAATCATAATCAGTAAATTCCGACTGTGATCTTAAGTACTCAATAAGCGAGGTTCTGATTTCATTAAAATCTAGATTATTGATTTGAACGTATGCCATTTATCGTGTTCTCTCTAAAAAGAAGGTAATTTCTCTTGGAATATCTTCTCTTCCAACAACCTCAAAGACTAATTCTATATCAAAACCATTATCATCATAATTTGGTGTTGTCGATAAAGAAAGAATTCTAATTCTTGGTTCGTATGACCTTAATGTGTTCTCAATTTCGGTATTGACTAAAGATGCTGTAGCAAAATCTAACTGTTCAAATAGTAATGCCGACAGTGAAGATCCAATTCGAGAATCGAAAAATCTTTCACCACGATTAGTGAGTAACAAATTAATAATCGCCTGCTTAATAGAAGCCTCATCCTTTACAACGGTTAGATCTCCCGTAACCGGATGAGGCTTAAAAGTAATATTCAGATCTTTGAAAGTCTGAAAGGTAGGCATAGAACTGTTTTCTATTATTTATAATTACTCTTCAAATCTTTCTACAAAATCATCAAAACCGCCAGCCCCACCACATTGACGGGATAAACGGTTTTCTGGAACTTTATATTTACTGAGTTTGTGTTTTTTGATGTATTTTTCTGAAGCAAGGTCTGAAATCAGAGTCATACCTGACCGAATAAAATCCTCGCCTTTATCTACTGGACTCATAGCCATCTGTTTTCTCCATTGAGGTTTAAACAGAACTTTTAAAGGGGTTGCTATCCCTTCCATACTATTTACAATCAATAAAAAAGCGGCTTTCGCCGCTGAATTATTAGTTGCCTTGACCACGATACTTTTTACGAGCATTATTTCTGCTTGTGGCAGCATACTTCGTGTTCTTCCCAGCACCCTGACGAGTGGACTTGGGTTTGGACTCGATTTTGACGCCACCAGTGAAAGACGGACGCTTAGCCATAAGTTTGAATTTGAACGACGATCCTAGTATACCCTATTTACTTCTTCGTGTCAACAAAGACGGAGGTGGCTCCAAAAGCCGCTACCTGCCCAGCAGGACCGTACTGAGACGTAAGTAAGCTACCAATCACTGCCATTGGCTGCTTGTTCACAAAGACTGTTGGAGACCCCGTAGAGATACGATCTGTGTGGACATCGGGTGGTAAGTGGAAATGGGGTAGGGTCTCGTTTCCTACATGGTGTACCTGCTTGCTATTGATGTAGACGCTGCTAGAAGCCCCTGTAGGGGGCGGAGCGTAGCCTACAGGTGGCCAAGGACCATGCCCGCTTGTCATGTCGTCTGGGGTGTACAGAGCGGGTATATCCATCACTCTTCTTCGAAGTTATCTCCTTCTATATTTAGAACAGCATTCCTTCTTCTACGTCTTAATAGAAACTTCAATCGTTCGTTTGCTGCCTTCTGATTATACTGTACAATCATATAAGCAGTGAATGGATACACGCCAAGAGTAGATGTAACTGTTACATCAAAGTAAAATCTAAGTTTTTTGATGTCTGTACCTTTATATGATATAACTTGACCAATACTACCCAAATATCCTTCCAGTAATTCCGATTCTGTCTTATAAGCAGCACCTACTGTCAGAGGATAAAAGGTATTGATGTTTACACTCGATGGTAGAGCAATCTTAATAGCATTTAAATCAAATGGTAGATTATATGGGAAATTCTCTAAAGGAGCATAGAAAAATCCATTACTAGTGAACTTAGCAATAGCATTTAAGTATGACACAGTAATTACTCGGTCATACCAGTTTCTTTCTGTGAAATACCCAGAGATCGTTGCTGCTGGTCCAGGTGTACACACGACCAGAGGTTCTAAGAACAATCCAGGTGCCCAAAATGGCGACACAGGTATTTTAAGTTCTTTGTTTAGTGATTTTGTTGTGTCACTTCCAGGTAATGGGTCTTCTAAAATACATCTATTCGGTCCAAGTATGGCAACACTTGTAATTACTTCAAGTGGTGCTGTTGGTATAGCACTCACAGTTAATGTGAATGGCTGGTAGGTGCTGATGTAATTGGCATTTGGACCACTTTCGCCAGAAGGTAATGTTCCAGCCTGTGGGCGGAACTCGAAGGTTGCTGGGGGCAACGTAGGGTTTGCTGTCGGTGGTCCTGGCAATGGTGCTGGACCAACTGTAATACCGTCAACTAAGAGTGTTGCCATTTTCTAACTTTCTAAGTCTTTCATCGAGTTCATCCAGAAACTCAACAATATTTACATATTCTTCCCGTTGGGGAGGTCTGTACATCATTTTGAATGGTACTGGAAGTTGATCGAGTTTAGATTTGAGGCTCTGAACCATCTTCACTAAGGAATTCCATTCCTCTAGGCTCACTTGGTTGTTCATTTGTGACTTTCTCCTTTCTTACCATAGTATCATAAATGGTCTCCACTGAGACCTCGGGCTTCATGCCAGAATAAAATTGATTGGCGATCTCATCCATGCTATCGGCAAACTCATTGAAGTTATCAAACATCCTCTCCTGGAGAATGCCATCGGGGGTTTTGAAAGTAACTCTATGTTCCATGGCGACTTTTTGAGTGATTTTTTCTGGGGGAAATTTTTTGGAATCGAAGGACTTGAGATTTCGAAATCCTTTTTATTATTTAGAGGGCTCTGGGAAACGTTTATAGCTTAGAACGATGGGTCCCCTTTCGCTATACGTTAATTATAATTAACGAACGATTACGATTAACTGTTATTATTAATAACGAACGATTACGATTAACTGTTTATTCTTTATATCCACACATACGATTACACAGTTATTATAATACACATCTAATCGTAATTACTGAATAATACTAATAATTAACAAATATGATTTAATTGTTATAATTATATTTTCAAACATAAAAAAGAGAGTGATAATAATCACTCTCTAATAAATCTGTGATTCTATTATTATTAGAAATAGATGTTTTTTATGAAATACTTTCTCCCTCAATCTTCAGGAAATTCGATAATCTGAAGATCGCCAATCTTTCGAGCTTTCGCTATAGTCGCTCCGAGTGAATTACCGAGGAGATCGGGTGACTGAAGCATGGCAGTTAGGTGGGGAATAAATCTAACTGAACCCTCGAAGGAATACGCCCGCTCGGTGTTACTGTGAAAAATGATTTCCACGAGATTCTCATCAATCTCGATGTTGTAGATTGCCGAGGATTCGTCTTTCGTGAAAGTCCGAAAAATGGGGGCGTTCGTGATTTCGAAAGAAACAGACATTTCGAGAAAAGTGTAGAGAATGGGAGGGGGGCTGGAGTGCCCCCCGTTGCTCGCTATCCTACCACATCAGACGGCGGAGGGGCGATCCTGTGCCCACTGGCTGAGGCGCTTGGTGCTCGCCTTGCTGAACACCCGATCGGTCTGGGTGATGGTGCCGTCGTCGTGGGTGACACGGTGGCGGTTGGCAGCCTTGGCACACGCCTGGAGGGCACGGCGACCGTTGGGGTTGGTCTGTGCCAGGTTCAGCAGGAGGGCGGCACGGTGGGCGCCGATCACCTGGGGACGCTGGAGCAGGAGAGCAGCCACACGCTCGGCGTCGCCCATGAAAGCGGCGAAGCGGGAGGAGGGGATGATCTTGAGCATCGGTCTCGGGGCGGGGGGTGGTGGAGGTCTGTCCCCCTCGCTTGAACGTATCCTAGCAGATCGGTGGGGGGTGTCGAGGGTCTGGGGTCGAAATCGGGACAGTTCCCCAACTGGCACACGGGGTCGGGGTCGCTGGCGGTGGGGGTCGCTCGCCGTGCTAGATTGGAGGTAGACCCTATGGCTGCTGCTGGTGAGCGTGCAGGGGCGGTGGCGACAGTTGGCGTCAGCAGAGCTACCCCGCTCCTCGATCGGTTGTCTCCAGAATCCTAGCACAAAAAAGGGGGGCTGTGTGCCCCCGTGTGGATCAGTGGCGGTCGGAGATATTCCAGGTGCCACCCTCGCTCCAGGTGGGGGCGGGGCGGAGACCCTGGCGGATCTCCTGGCGGCGTTGCTCCTCTGCCTGGAGCTGCTTCATGTAGGATGCCATCGCCATCTGGCAGGCGAGGTCGTTACGGGCAGCTTCGTTGGTGATGAACATCGGTCGGGTGTCTGTGGTTGACTTGTTCATTATAGAGCCTCTCAAGGCATCTGGCAAGCACCAGGGAGGACAGAATTGTAGGTGTCACAACGGGCAGCGGTGGCGGCGTTGAGGCTGCTCACGGTGTCGGCAGCGAACCCCACAGCAGCAGATCCTACAGCAGCGATGGGGGCGTAGAAGGCAGCACCGAGGCAGAGCAGAGCGATGGTCTTGATCATGGGGGTGGGTGTCGTCGTGATTCAGTCTAGACGGTGGGCAGCTGATCCAGGCAGTCGCTCAGCCGCTCTGTGGGGTGGCACAGGGGGGCGGTGCTCTGGAGTGCCTTACTATCCCTGAGGCAGGAGAACAGCGGCAGCCCCACCGTGATGCCCAGAGCAGCGGTGGCGAGGATGGCAGCAGACAGGCGGTTGATCATCGGTCGAACTGGGCGAGGCTGCTGGGGGCGATGTGGGAGGGTGATCCACAGCTCAGGTAGAATTCTACCATACGCTGTGCCTCCTCCAGGGTGGGGAACCACTGAGACCGCCACTCGGTGTGGTTGTAGGGGGTCTGGTAGCGGACTTCGATTCTCATCGGTGGCTGTGTGGTTGACTCTGGAATTCTAGCATGGGGAGGGGCACCCCTGTGGATGCCCCTGTAACATTTCAGAACATCTCCCCGATGGGCATGATGTCGGGGGTGGGGTCATACTCACTGGCGATTGTATCAGCAATCTCCGAAGGATTCTTGCCCTCCAGGATACCTTGGATCGCCAGATCTGTTGCCCACTCGTTGTCACCACTGGTGGTGAATTCTCCCCAGATGCAATACCGATTCTCCAGGATTTCGTCCACCTTAGAGAGAACGGCGTCGAGGTTGGTGGGGATCTCCCACTGCTCATCGATCTGTACGGTGTCGGTGAAGGCGTAGGTCATGGGGTGCCTGTGGTTGACTTGTTCAGTATAGGGGGTGGGGTGGGGGCATTGCTGCCCCCTGTGTGCCACTTGTCAGGCTGGCTGAGGCTGCTTGACTTTAGCCTTCTGGATCTTACGGTTTGCCCTCGCTGCTTTGCCCCACTCGCTGCCCTTGGGTTGGGTGCCGTGAACCAGCAGAGCGAAGGGACCTTCCTCAAAGCAGGACTGATCCTGTGAATCTAACTTAAGACCAGCAGCGTTAGCATCAGCTTCGGTCATGAACACCTTAGCGTAGCGTGTAAACTTACCCTCATCGATGAGATAATCGAACTTACCACCATAGGAGGCAGTGAAGTAGAAGTTAGAGGGCAACACCAAACCAACAAACAGTGGCAGATTCTTGCTGTAGCAGTAGAACTTCAGATCAGGATTTGCCTGAGCAACAAGCATCCACGAGAGCAGATAGGCGGCAGAGAAGAAGTCACCAGACTCATGAATTCGGACGAGTTTAGTATTCTTTTTGCGTGCTTTCTGGAGTTCGGTGTTAATAAGACCAGCACAATTGCCATCCCTGAGAGCTTCAACAATTGTTTTAAAGTTGTGCTGGCGGTTGGCATAAACAGCGTCATACTGAACCTCAGAAGAAGCAGCAAAGCAACGGAATTGGGTGTGTTGACCGTCAACAATAGAACGCTTGCCGTTAGCATCAGCAACCGCCATAGAGAAGCACTGGAGAGCACCTGGGCAGGTGCTGCCAGCAGGCAGGTTGAAAATCACTGTGCCCTTGCCAAGCTTAGCGTTGCCGTGGGAGAAGTGAAGCATGATCGGGTGTCTGTGGTTGACTTGTTCAGTATAGGGGGCTGGTGGTGCCCCCTGCTGGTGTTGGTGGACAGTGCCCCAACTGGCACAGGGTCAGAAGTCTACACTCCAGTCTGGGTCATTCTTGACAGCAACCCAGAAGAAGTTCTTCCCATTGTGAGAACGAAGAAACACACGGTTCTCTTTAATTTGTTCCACAATACACTCTGGGTTGTTGTTCATTATGTTAGCAAATCTGTTCTTTGCTTTTTTAGATTTAGGAGTGACAAAAGCGAGGTCAAACATGATAGAATTGTGTTGACTTGTTCAGTATAGGGGGCTGGATGCCCCCCTGGGGGTGTTAGTGTGCCAGTTCAGATTCTGTCACATCACATGCCCAATAGTAGGCTTTTTCTGTGGTAGAACTCACAAACAGCAGCACACGTTGAGTATACTTTAGGAGGGTTTCTCGCCCGCCTGAGTTGTACCACTGCTGGGCACGGTTAGCAACAAACAGTGCCACACCCACGATGATAGCAACCACCGTTGCTAGATTATACATCAGGGTGGACACGAAAGACTTCACAAACTCGTTGTTCATGGTTGTTGTTAAGAATTGATTGGTGGGTTGAGTATACTTCTCTCAACCACACACCAAGCATAGCAACAACAACCAGCGGTGTCAAGGGGGAGTGGACAGTTCAAAAAGTGGCACAGCACCCCTTGACAAACACTAAAATACCCTCTAGATTGTAGTCTAGAGGGTATAATATACTACTCTTGAGTAGTATAATCTATATCTGTAGTTATACTATAGTCATCGTATTCGTATTCTTTATTCTTTATATCTTGTTCTTCTAATTCATTCTTTATATAATCTTGAAAGGTTAATATATTAGACATAAGATTAAAGATTAAAGTTTAATGTTAAAAAAACTGAGAAATCTTAACTTTTGAGTTTTTTAGATTTCTCAGTTTTTGAGATTTTTAGATTTTTTAGTTTTCTAAAATTTCAGGATAATACTGTTCTACCTCTTCCTTCAATTCTTCATCACTATACTTATCATAACCTTCTTGAAGATAGTCATAACACAATGACATCACTGTTTTAAGATCCATGTCATCCAACATTTGCTGAACAAGTTGATCTTGAAGAACTTGACGATCCATCATTTCCGAAGGGGTGAGTTGTAGTAACGAGTGAAGCATAGCACCAGGATGATGCCAGTGGAGATGACACCGACCAGTCCTAGAACTGTCACAGCGTCACCAGTAAAGTTGTAAGTGTCAACCATCATACATCATAACAAAGGTACATTGCTTTCTCATCTTCATACATGTCAATCTCAGCATCAGTCAACCAAGGCATAGAAAGCACGAAGTTGAAGTGTTCAACCATCCAAGCATTGAGCGTGATGATGTCTTCGTGGCGGGCAACGATGTTGGTGTTGAAGTAATCCATGTGGATTTCTCAGGTACAGATCAAGAATAACATGGGTGGGGGCTGGTGTCAACCCCCTTGTGCCACTACCTCAGCAGTCCATTCCCATCGCTGCCTTCAACGTGTTGTAGGCATTCAGGTAGTAGTCTGCATCGGCAGACTTGCCAGCAATACGGCAGTCACAAGCGAGGCAAAGAACAGCAGTTCTGATGGTGCTCCACTGTGCTTCAGTCAGGGTGACAGTGCAAAGGTCGAGGGGCAGGACGTTGGTTCGAACAGTCATGGGGTGTTCCCTTTGTTTGACTCTGTAATTGTAGCAGGTAGTTGCTGGGGGCTGTGAGCCCCCTTGTGCCACTTCAGATGGCGGACTTGAAACCACGGCTCCACAGTGCCAGCCTCATGGTGCTAGCCTTGTCCACCTGCTGTTGGGTACGACCAGCTGCCATGGCAGCCTTCCGAAGGGCAGGACGACCAGTATCGGTCTTGGTGCTGGTCAGAACGTTACGAGCGGTCTGGAGCAGTTGCTGGGAAGTCATAGATCCTCTTGGAGTTGGGTTGGTCGGGGTGTTCCCCCGATGAACATAGTATGGCACCCCTGAGAGCCCCCTGGAAGCCCCTCTATGCCACTTGCCGAGGTGTCACAGTGTCATAGAGGCAGGGGCACCTAAACGTGCTATGAATGCCCTTGTGGATGTGTATAAAAAAAGAGGGGCTAATGCCCCCCTTTAAATATCTTATTCACTCACCATAATCATCGTAGTCCTTGAATTTGGTCTGGCGTTTGTTCCTTGTGGAATAACGTTTAGCGTTTTGGATATCGTATCCAAAATTCTCGTAGTCATCTTCAAGGGGCAGATCTTTAACGGGATCTGTGTACTTACGACTTGTTTTTGCCATTTTTAACTCAATTTACTCCAGTTGTTGTGGTATTTGGGTTATTTATTGTTCAAACAGTGACTAGTTGAAGAGTTTGATCTTCTTTTAGTGCTCGATTGAACAAACGACCAACACTTTGGTTGTTTTCTACAGCATTCTCAACGGTATTTACAAAATTACCAGTGGTATCACGGTAATTATAGCTCTTACCACTGTTAAATGTAATAGTAACAATGTTATCACTATCTTGTGTTACAGTGTTAATAGCAGTAGAGTCAATGTTGTTAATGGTTTTCATGTTCATCAATTAAATGTTAAAGTTTAACTTTGAAGTTTTTGGAAAATCTCAAAAACCTTAAATTTCAAGTTTTTGAGTTTTTTGGATTTTTGGGATTTCTCGATTTTTGAGATTTCCGAACTTCATGAATACAGTGTAGCAGGTTTTTCTGGGCTTGTCAACCCCCTGTGCCAGTCCTCGAAGTGGCTAGGAGTTTTTCCACAGCCCTGTGGAAAACTATCTTGGAGGTGCTCGAAGCATATATAGAACTATTTGTCAAGCCCCTGTGTGACACTTGGAGAACTGGCACATAAATCCTTGACTTTCGAGTGGTGGCGGGCTTAGACAACAAGCCCCTCGTACATTTCCATGCTTTCAGCAACAATTAACGAAAGCTTATGTGAGCAATTCAAAACACTCAACTATGTTTTTTTAAACATTTATTAATATACT